CAGCGATTGCGACCGGCGCTCGGCGAGTCAAATACGCCGATGGCCGCGAAACCGAGTTTCGCAGCCTCGATGAAATGGAGCGCGCGCTTTCGAAGATCGAAGCGGAGATCGGCGGCAATAGCCGGTCGATGACCTCGTATATCGCTCACGACCGCGGTTGAAAGACATGAATATTCTTGATCGCGGCATCGCCTATTTCGCGCCGTCCATTGGCTTGCGCCGTGTAGCGGCTCGCAACGCGCTCGCGCAGGTCCGTCATTTTGACGGTGCCATGGTTGGCCGGCGCACTGCTGGTTGGCGTGCGACCGGTGCCTCGGCCAACGCGGTGACTTTGGGCGCGCTTCCGAAACTTCGTGCCCGCTCACGCGATGCGATCCGCAATACATGGTGGGGACCGCGGATCAAGTCTGTTGTCGTCGCGGCCTCCGTCGGCACCGGAATCGTGCCGTCGTTCAGCACGGGCAACAAATCGCTCAACAAGCGTGCAAAGGAAGAATTCGCGAAATGGGCGCGCATTTGCGACGCCGAAGGCCAGGGAAATTTTGATTCCCTGATCGGCCTTGCCGTCGGTTGCATGGTCGAGTCCGGCGAAACGCTGGCGCGCATGAAGCCGGTTAAGCCGACTGCGCGAAATCGCGTGGGCCTTGAATTGCAGTTGCTGGAGCCGGATCACCTCGATCCGCACCGCGACCGCGCCGACAAAGGCATCGTTATCGATCAGGGTGTCGAATACGGTGCCGACGGCAAGCGAAAGGCGTTCTGGCTTCTGCCGTCGCATCCCGGCGATCGTCACGCGATCCGCGGGCAGTCAGTTCGCGTGCCGGCCGATCAGGTCATGCATCTTTACCGCAAAGAGCGGATCGGTCAGGGCCGCGGCATTCCCTGGCTCGCGCCGGTGCTTTTGAAGGGTCGGGACATTGGCGACCTGGAAGAAGCCGTTGTCGTAAAAGCGCGGGTCGAGGCGTGCCTTGCCGCGTTCATCAAAACGACCGACGCTTCGAAAGTTCTCTCCGAACGGGTTTCCCGCGACACCGATGCGAACGGAAATTCGCGCCGGATCGAAACCATGTCGCCCGGCATGGTCGGGTATCTGAACCCCGGTGAAGACGTTGTGACGGTTTCGCCATCCGGCTCGATGGCTTTCGAATCCGTGCTGATGTGCAACTGGCTCGCCCTCGCGGCCGGTGCTGGCATTACTTACGACCAGATGACCGGCGATCTTCGCCGCGCGAACTTTTCCTCCACGCGCGCCGGCAAGATGGAGTTCAATCGGCTCATTGAGCAGCTGCAATGGTTGACCATTGTGCCGATGCTGCTTGATCCGATCCTCGATGCGTTTCTCGAAAGCGCGCAGGATGCCGGCGTACTGCCGCGCCGTGTTGGCGGCTATCCGCGCGAATGGATCATGCCGGCAATCCCGGCGATCGAGCCGCTGAAAGACATGCAGACCGACATTCTGGCGGTTCGCGCCGGCCGGATGACCTGGCCGCAATTCTGTTTCGCCTGGGGTTTGGACCCCGACAAGCAACTCGACGAAATCGAGTCCTGGATGAAGGAACTCGATCGCCGAAACATTCTGCTCGAATCCGATCCGCGTCGAGCCGCGCCGAGCGTAAAGGGCGCGCAAAAGGACGATCAATCCGAACCGGCAAGGAGCGACGATGCCGCCGACGAATGAAAATATTTCAGCGCCGAACGCGCTGCCGATGCAGACGCGCGCCGCGCAAGTCCTGACCTTCGACACCGAAAAGCGGACAGTCGATGTGGTCTTTACGACCGGCGCCGCTGTTCGCCGCATGCGGTGGGTCGGGTGGGACGAAGCGGTCCCGTTCGATGAGGTGCTTGCGGTCTCTCGCGACGCGATCAATCTCGATCGGCTGAACGCCGGTGCCGTCGCACTCGACTCGCACAACGTCTATTCGTCGCGCGCGATTGTCGGCGTTGTCGAAAAAGCCTGGATCGAAGGCGATATCGGCGTTGCCCGAATTCGTTTCCCCGAAAAAGGCATCGACGAGGCCGCCGATCGCATGGCCTCGCTGGTGATGACGGGAATTATTCGCAATGTTTCCGTCGGCTACACGGTGCAGAAGGTTCGCATCGAGCAGCGCGAAAAGATCGGTGACATTGAAAAGCGCATCGTCGAGCGCTGGACGCCGCATGAAATCTCTTTCGTGACGGTTCCTGCCGATCCTGGCGCGCAAACCCGTGCCGACGCACAGGTTTATCCACTTCACATCGAACGGGCGCAGCCCGCAAATACGGAGATTCCAGAAATGCCCCCGATCGAAGCGCCCGCCAACGAAACCCGCAATGTGCCGGATGCTCCGGTGATCGAGAACGCAAATCCGACCCCGGTTGCCGTCGCAGAGACGCGTGCCGCGGATGCCGCTGCCGAACGGACCCGCGCGGCCGAGATTGTCACGCTCGCGCGGCGTCATTCGATGCCGGAAGACTTTGCCACCTCTCACATTGCGGCCGGCACGGACCTCAACGAAGTCCGTCGCCTCGTGCTCGAAGCCCGTGCCGCCAACGACCCGGCGCCGGGGCTCACCCCTCGCTCGCAGATCGTTCGCGCCGAAGACGAAACCCGTGCCAGTGCGGTCGCAAACGCGGTGCTCCATCGCGCGGACCCGTCGGCAGTAACGCTCGACGATGCGTCGCGCCAGTGGCGCGGCTTCTCGCTGCTCGAACTCGGTCGCGCCTATCACGAGGAAACCACGGGCGAGCGCCTGCGCGGCCTCGGCAAGATGGACCTTGCAGGTCGCATTCTCGGCTTGGGCGGCATGCAGCGCGGCGGCGCCATGTCCACGTCGGACTTCCCGAACATTCTCGCGAATGTTGCGGCGAAGCGCCTGCGCGACAGCTACAAGACTGCGCGCCAGACCTGGAAACCTTTCAGCCGTCAGTCGAATGCGCCGGACTTCAAGGAACGCGCGATCGTGCAACTGCAGGGCATGCCGGAATTCAAGCGGGTGCGTGAGGCCGGCGAATACTCTCGCGCAGCGCTTGCGGAATCCAAGGAAAGCTACGCACTGGCGACCTACGGCCGCATCATCGCGATCACGCGGCAGACGATCATCAACGATGATCTCGGCGCGTTCAGCAAGTTGCCCGTGCTGTTCGGCCGCGCCGCTTCGGAACTGGAAAGCGATCTCGTCTGGAATACGCTGCTTGCATCGCAGGTGATGGGCGACGGCAAGGAACTGTTCCACGCTGATCACGGCAACCTCGCCGGCGCAGGCGCAATCCCCTCCGAAACGACGCTGGAAGCAGCGGAAATCGCGATGGGCGCGCAGAAAGACGCGCAGGACAAGCCGCTGAATCTGAAACCGCGTTTCCTTGCGGTTTCGCGCAAGCACAAGGTTGCGGCGCAGAAGCTGCTGGTTGGCGTCACCGCTACCAAGTCGAGCGACGTGAACGTCTATCAGAACTCGATGGATATGATCGTCGAAGATCGCCTCTATAACGCCGGCGGCAACTCGCCGTGGTTCATCATCGGCGATCCGGCCGAATGGGACACGATCGAATATGCCTACCTCGACGGAGAGGAAGGGCTGTTCACCGAGGAACGCATCGGCTTCGATGTGGACGGCATCGAAGTGAAGGGCCGCCTCGACTTCGCCGCCAAGGCGATCGACTACAAGGCGTTCTGGAAGAACCCCGGCAACTAAAGCGTTTGCCGTTTTGTCGGCGCCTCGCGGCATAGACCGCGGGGCGTTTTCTTTTCGCGCGCACCGCGCAACTCGGGAATCCTCGCATGAAAAATTTCGTGAACTCCGGCAAGGTTTTGGAACTGCCGGCGCCGACCGGCGGCGTTGTGTCCGGCAACTGTTACAAGATCGGATCGCTGATTGCTGTTGCAGCCGTGAGCGCGGCGCAAGGCGAACTCGTGAACTTCGAGCGTTTCGGCCGTTACACGTTGCCCAAGGCAACCGGCGAAGTATGGGCCCCCGGTGATCTGCTCTACTGGAACGACACCAACAAGAATTTCACCAAGACTGCGGCCGGTGCCGTGAAGGCCGGCATCGCCGTCGCAGACGCCATCAATGGTGCCACGGTCGGCGAAGTCGTTTTCGTTCCCACGATCTAAAGGGTCTCGCAATTCAAGGCCGCCGCATCGAAAGGTGTGGCGGCTTTTCTTTTACGAGAGGTTTGGAATGTCGCTGTTTAAACGCATCGCTGCCGTTGCGCTTCAACCGCAACATTCGATTTTCGGGGAACTTGCGGCCGCATATCTCGCGCCCGGTAGTGGGCAAGTGCCGGTCCCTTGCTCGCTTATTATATCGAACCCCGACGAAGATCTTCTCGAATTGCGCGAGAGTAAGGTATTCCGCGAGTCGATCGTTGGCGAGGTTCGCGAGAGCGAAGTTGCAACTCCGAAAAAAGGCAGCACTTTCACGCTTGCTGGCGGCAAAGTGCTGACGATCATCGACGCGCCGCGTCAGGACGATCCAGATCGTCTGATCTGGACTTTTGGCTTAAAGTGAAATCGCAATTCGCGCTTGCCGTTACCGGAAATCTAAAGGCCGATAACGAGAAAACGAAAGCCGCGTTTCTGCGCGGAAATAAGGCGGCGGTGCTTCGCGTCGGTGAAACTGGCAAGCTGCGGTTACGTGAAGACGTGGTTCGCGGCGGTCTCGGTCAACGGCTTGCGAATACCTGGCGGTACGAGACTTATCCGCGCGGCGCGAAACTCGCATACAATCCGGCGACGCTTCTGTTCTCAAGCGCGCCGAAAATCGTCGATGCGCACGCGGACAATACTGTCATTGTCGCCAAGAATAAGCGTCTGCTCGCGATACCGACCGAGAACGTGCCGAAGCGATCAGGCCGTGCCGATGATGGCAGATACCAGACGCGCCGAATGTCGCCAGAGGAAGTCGAGGCACGGTTCAATCAGGATCTGATCCTGATCAAAAAGGGCCGCGTTGTGCTGGCTTTCATTGCGGCTTTACGATCGCGCAACAAGCGCGGATGGCGGCGCGCGGCAAAGGCAACCCAATTGCAGAGCCGAAAGCGTCGTCTCGTGCTCATGTTTGTGTTGACCCCGCAAGTGCATTTGCGCAAGCGGCTGAACTATCGGTCGATCTTCGATCAATTGATCCGCGACTGGCCGGAAATACACATAGCGGCCGTCAATACGCATTTAGGAATGTCACTGCGATGACTGCTTGGCGCCAGGCCGTGCACGCGCTGCACTCTGCCCTCACGGTAAAGTCGCAAGAAAGCGGATCCGATATCTGCGCACCGTTGCTCAACGAACTTTTGCCGGAGCGGCTTGAGGCTTTCGGTTCTGATGGCCTCGAAATGTTCTTGAATGTGCTGAATGGCGCAAAGTCGGCAGAAGACTCGGCAGAATTTATCGGCGCCGAGTTGCCTGGTGCGGTCGATGGTTTCGATATTGTTTGGCACGCTCGCGTTGAATTGATTGTCGGCGGACTGGACCAACCCACTCGGCAGGCGGCGTTCGATCTTGCACTTGACGCCATCGATGCCGTGCTTGCCCTTGATCGCACGCTTGGCGGCAAGGTCACGCATGCGCGCATTCTGCAGCCGGATATGACTGATCACGCTGCCGCAGGCATGGACAATATCGACGGCGCCGACATTACCGTTGAACTGCAATTCACATCATCCAAACCTTATTGACAGGATTTCCGATGAAAAAGGAAACCGCCGCCCCAACTGCGAAGGTCGCGCCGAACTATGTGTACCTGCTCGATCGCGCGAAAGACTGGCCGGCCGGGACCATTCTTCCGGCTACCGCCGACACGCTCGCGCTGCTTACAGACGCCGACGCCAAGCACCGCCCCGCGACTGCGCGCGAATGCAGCATCGCAGGTTTTTCCTCGTAACTTCGCGCGACCGCGCAACCGCTCCCCCGGAGGGCTTTCTTTATGACGACTTCCTCGCAGCCGCGTGGCCTTGTTACTGATTTTCTTTTTAAAGAGCAGGCCGTCCCCGGCGTTGTTGCGACCGGCAATTACATCAAGACCTTCATTTACTCGCACGGCCTGGAAGAAACCGAGCCTTTTGAGGAAGATCGCATTCTTGGCGTAACGCGTCATAACAATCGCGATCAGACCGAGCCCGCGCCCGGCCTGCCGAATGCAGCAGGAAGCATCGATTTTCCAGTCGATCTCAATCACATCGGCTATGTGCTGAAAGGCGTCTTCGGCGCTCCGGTTTCGACTGGACCTACGAATTTTACGCACGTTTTCACGTCAGGACTTGAAGTGCTTCCGCATTTCACCTGCGAGACCAAACTGGCGGCAGCCGATTTCCGGCAATACGACGCTGTTTTGATGAATACGGTGTCGCTCGAACTCGCGCGCGCACCGGGCTTTCAGCGCTGCCAGGTTGGCGCGCTGTTCCGCAAGGAGAACAAACTTGCTGCCAGTGGGGGCGGCACGCCAGATGCCGCGATTTCCCGCATTCCGTTCGCCGCAGCTGCCGGTGCGCTCAAGATCAATACCGGCGGCGGCTACGTGCTGGCCGGTAGGCTGAATTCGGCGTCCTTCAACTACGACAACAAAGCGAAGCCGCAGGAATACGTCAATAACAAGTGGATCGCAGGCCACGATCTCGACGAGCCTGCATCAGCGGGCGGCTCGTTCGGCACCCGCTACATCGACTCGACGTACTACGATCTCGCCAAGGCCAAGTCGCTGCTCGGCATTCAGTTTGTGTGGGAAGTCAGCGCCAACCTGTCTCTCACGATCGAAATGCCGAATGCACGGCTTGCTCCGAAAGGAACGCCAATTTCCGGTCCCGCCGGACTTGATGTTTCTTATGACTATCGAGCCGAGCAGGTGAATTCTGCGCCGATGGTTACGGCAACGCTCAAGAACCAAACCGCAACCTATTAACAGCGAGACCGTCCATGCAGAGTGATCCTGATCTTTCGCGCGGCTACGATGTTGTGATTGGATTGCAAGCCGCGCCTCCCTTTCTTCGCAAGGACCTTGGTGCGGGCGCTTGGGTTTCGGTGCGAGCGATTACGCAGCCGGAACTCGATGAAATTGCTGCCGAGGTGGATTCGATTTGTCGTGATCTGCGCGTAGGCAGCGGCGCAGCGGTGCTTGTGTCGAAGATGCTCGGTCACGAGTTGCGCGCGGACATGCTCGCAAGTGCTGCTTATGTCGATGGCCTACAGGAGCGCTTGACGCGATTTCGCGTCGCCATGCGCTGCATTGGCGAATTCGGCAACGTGTACGCGCGCTCTGGTGAAGCGCGTGTGCCGCTCGATCCGAAGAAAGATGAGCATGTCGCTCACTTTCTGCTCGACCCGACTTTCTCGCATACCGTTGCGAACGCTGCCTATCGCGGCGTCCATGAGGTGTTTGCCGAAAAAAAAGGATAAGCGGACTGGCGGATTGGCTCGGTAGCGGCGGCGGCGAGTATTGCGAAAACTGCCGCTGCAATAACGAACCCTGCTCGCGCGGCGAGCGGGGCGCCAATGGCTCGCTATGTCCGCAGATCGAATTTATGCCGCGCACAACGCTCGCCCGCGCGGTGATCGCAACGCTATTGCGGCCGGGCGTCTGGAAGCGCGCAAGCATGGGCGGCGATATCGTCGGCCTCGATATCACTGAAAGCCTAGCCTCGTTACCCGACCGAACACCGCGCGACTTGGCGCGCGAGTATTTAATCGTGGGCGAGCGAGCATTATTGACGGCAATCCGCCGCTCCGATGCCGACAAGGATCCTGCAAATGGCAAATAAATCGACCGGCGTTGAGGTTCGGTTTTCAGTCAAGGACTTCGAGTCGGTTGTGGCCGCATTACGCGCGAGTGGTGATGCTGGCGATGCAATGGCGCGACGGCTTGAAATGGCCGGCCGTGCTGGTTCGCGCGGCCTGAATGCGATTGACACGGCGGCGGCCGGCATACGAGATCGGGCACGCGCGCTGTCTGGCGAACTCGGTCTTGTTGGCAATGTGTTGCAGTCGATCGGGCCGTGGGGCTTGGCGGCCGGTGCTGGCATTGCTGTAGTCGCGATTGCGTTCAAAAAATTACTGGAGTTCGCCGATAGGTTTGCCGAGAAGGCACAGAAAATCCGTGACGTTGCCGAAGCCGCGCAGCTAACCAGCGACGGGCTGCAAGCGTTGCGTGAAGCTGGACAAGACGTAAGTGTTGCTGGCGAGAAGGTTGACGCATTCGCTGGTCGGTTTGCGGTAGGCATGAACGAGCTTCGCCAAGGTCAGGGCGAGTTGTTCAAGATCATCAACCAGATTGACCCGAAGCTAACCCGGCAGCTTGCGCTTGCGAAGGATATGGAGTCTGCCTGGAATCTGCTGGCACAGGCTTATAAGCGTGCCTCTGATGCTCAAAGGCTCGATATTACCAAGGCGGTTGCCGGTCAGCGCAACATAGGTGCAGGACTTATTCTTGAGCAGATTGCAGACGCGGGTGGGCTGCAGGCTTATGCTGACAAGGCCCGCGCAACCGGCGAAATTCTGGACCGCGAGCTTATCAAGCGCCTAGCAAAGTTGCGGACGGAAAACGATTCGCTGAAAGACTCTATTGAAAATACGTTGGGCTCGATTTTCTCCGAGTCTGCCTTACGGTCGAGTAATCAGTTTCTTAGCAACATCAAGGAAATTCTCGATCACGCCGCAGGATTTAAGGCGTCTGCCGACTTTTCAAAGTTGATTGATGCTTTCACCAGCAAAGGCGCCGCGGGCGTCGCGAATGTTCTCGGTGTATCCGGAACCATGCCGACACTGCAGGCGATCTTGAACGCCGTGCAGGCGCTAAAACAGTTACCTAGTCCGTTCTCCGAACCGGATGGACAGGTAGTCAATGGTGTTTGGGTTCCTGGGCGTGCCCGTTCGCAGGGAAAAAAGGGTGGACTTCCCTTTTCGCCGCCGAATCCGGATTATCGTCCAACGCCAGACAATGCAAATGCGCCAAAGTTCGATCCGGATTGGATTCTCAACCAGATGCGCGCTGCTCTGCAGATCCTAGGCTCGGCTGCTACGCCGGCAGAGCAGCGGGAGTTGCGTTATCGTGAGTTAACGAAAGCCGCAACAGATGCGCAGGTTCCGATGGCGGCGGTTAACCGTGCGATGGCTGATTTCGATCTTTCGCAAAAGCGCGCGATGACTTCGACCCGCGAGCGGCTCGGTCTTATGTCAGAGGAAGAACTGATTTCCGTTCGCCTCGCGGAATTGCAGCGCCAGCGCGCCGACGGCATCATAAAAACCGACGAGGAAATGGTTGCCGCCGAGCGGAACGTGCGGCGGGAAGTCGAGGAAACCTATCAGAAGATGCTCGTGCGCAGTTCGCGCATGCCGCAACTCAAGCAACTGGAACTCGACTCCAATAATCTTGCCAAATCACTCGACGATGGTTTGACCGGCAGCATTCGCTCTTTTTCTTCGGATATCGCCGCCGCCGCCAATGGCACGCAAAAATGGTCTGACGTAATTCCGAACCTCACAAAACGCCTTACTGCGCTTGCAGCGGAAATGGCGGTCGTGCGCGTGGTATCGAGCGGCGTCAGTGCAGTCATGAATTATCTCATGCCCGGTTCGGCGCCGGGCGGCGCGGGCAGTTCCGGCAGCATTATTCCCAGCGCAAAAGGTAACGTATTCGCCGGCGGCGAAGTCGTGCCGTTCCGCCTCGGCGGTGTAATTTCGCGGCCCACGACGTTCCCATTATCGCGTGGCCGAACTGGCCTTGCCGGCGAGGCGGGAACGGAGGGCATCTTCCCGCTCAAGCGCACGCGCGATGGTCAGTTGGGGGTCATCGCGGCTGGCGCCGGCGGCGCCTCGCTGCAGCAAACCGTGCTCGTCAATAATTACGGTGCCGAGGTGGATCAGCGCACGAATGATAACGGCGATCTGGAGATTACCGTGCGCGCAACGGCGCGCGACGAATATGCCTCGCATCGGATGAATTCGATCAATCGCCAGAAATACGGCCAGTGGCCGAGCGTGAAGGCCAGGAGTTAGCGTCGTGCGATCCCTCCCCTTGTCGCTATCAGGCAGAATGCGCGTCGATGGTTATGGCGTGCAGGCGCGGTCGAATACCGAAAGTTTCCCGACGGAAGTCGGCGAACCCATGACGCGCGTTCGCTTTACCGGCGAACAGGAAGACATGCGTTGTTCGATGCGGCTTTCTCTGGATGAGTATATGGATCTGCTGAACTTCTGGCGTTACGACCTGGCGCATGGCTCGCAGCCGTTCATTGCGGATCATCCGGAGACAATGCGCGTTTGCGTCATGAACTTTCTCGGCCGCGCTCCGCAACGCGGGGCGCTGCGGCGCGGGCGGTTTAGCGTCGAACTCGAACTGCATGTGACCCTGTGAGCGAGCTTACCTCCGCCCGCGCGACTGAACAGGCCATCGCGCAGCACGCCGAAGATCCTTTTATCGTGCTGTTGACGATTTCGCACCCGTCGCTTGCGGCTCCCTATCGTTTTGCGCGCAACCGAGAGAAGATAATCTCGAATGGCGAAACTTTTGGAGCGGCTTATTTCGAAATCGAATTGCCGGGCGACGGCGATGCTGCGCCGCAGGCGACAATTACCGTCGCCAATATCGACCGGAGAATAGGACAGGCGCTTGAGCGCCTGCCCGCTGACGACAATACGATCTGCACGATCGATATCGTTCTTGCGTCGACTCCTGACATTATCGAGCGCAGGTGGGAGCAGTTTACCTTGCAGGAAGCGTCATGGGATTCGATGGCGCTGCAGGGCAAAGTCGGTCGCGCCATGCTTTACGATGAACCGTGGCCCAATCTGCGGGTAACGACCCGGTTATTCCGGTCCATTTCTGCCGATGCATGATGCCGCTGCGGGCCTGCAATGGGCCGACCGCTATTTGCAGATTCCGTTCAAGGATTTCGGCCGCGACTTCAACGGCGCCGATTGCTTCGGACTCTATGCGCTGATTTTGGCGAACGAAGCGCAGGTACGCGTGCGCGAGGTGGGTGTCAGCGTAGGCAGATCCCCCCGTGCTGTGATGGCCCAAGTTGCCGTGGAGATCGCATCAGGACGATGGCATCGCGTGGAGCACCCGCGCCGCTTCGATCTCGTGCAAATGTTCGCCTATGCGGCCGGCCATCGCTCGGCCGATTTGCATGTCGGCTGCGCAACCGGACCGGCTTCTGTGATCCATACCGAGCGCCCGCACGGCGTCAAACATGAATCGCTGGCCGACGAATTCGTCCAAGCCCGCGTCGTGGCCTTCTGGCGGCCAAAGGGACTGCAACATGAAACCCGTTAAGGCCGCTGATCTTGCCGGCGCGCTGCCGATCGTAGCCGAGTTTCGGCGCACGATTTTCAGCGACGAGCGCGACATACGGCCGTTTACACCGGGGCTTTCGATTGCCGAGATCGTCGATCGCTTTCCCGTGCCGCGTGAATTTTCGACGCATGGCGCGGTTTTTCTCAAGCGCCATGCCAAGGATCCTGGCATCGAGGTCGCGCGGGCTTTCTGGCATCTTGTGCGTCCGAAGCCGGGAACGGTGTTGTTCATTGCCGTCGCGCCGCAGGGGGGCAGCGGCAAGCAAATGTTCGCTCTGGTTGCGGCGATTGCGCTCGTCGCGCTGACGGCGTGGATCGGCGGCGGCGGGCTTGCTTTTCTAAGCCCACTTCTCGGAGCGGGAACGACCGGCGCGAAGATCGCGAGCGCGGCATTTGCTGTCGCCGGAGCGGCCGCAATGGCAGCCATGTCCAAGCCCGTCGTCGGCGCGCAGGCAGACGCCGAGCAGAAGACATTCGGGCAAGCTGGTATTTCGCAAAATGTGCTTTCGATCAATCAGCCGCTGCCCGCGGTGCTCGGCGCGCTCCGTGTGTCGCCGCCGCAGTTAATGCGACCCTACACCACGATCGAGAATACGGATCAGTTTGTGCATGGCGTGGTTGGCTTAAGCGGACCGGTCGATATCAACGCGATCAAGGTCAACGAAACGGCCGTCGAGGATCTTCCGGCCGGACAATTCACGTTTGAGGTCCGTGAGGGCCACGCAGACGATACCGAGCTTACGCTTATTCGAAACAGTGCGTTCGAGGAATCGATCAACCTTGAAATGTCGCGGCACCGGCTCGATAAAGACAATATCACGTTGATCGAACCTCATGCCGCATCCTACCCGCAGCCGCATATTTTCCGCAGCGCGCGCAACGCCGACAAGTTCCGGATCACGCTGAACTTTCCGCAGGGCTTGTCGAGGTTCGACAACGGCGACGCCGTATTGCTGCCGCTCCGGCTCGAAATGCGCGCGGTAGGCGAAAGCACATGGCGCAAGCTGCCGGAAATGCATTTTGAGGCAAGCGTCCGCTCGGCCTTCCGGCAGGAAATCGTGTTTCAGTTTGGCGGTGACGAAAATGCGCTGCGCCAGGCAACCGCGAGCGTTACGTCGCTTTGGAAGCGGCTATATGCCAAAAACGCAGAGTGGGAGTCCGATTTCTATTTCCGCGCTTCGGCGGCGCCGCTGGATTTGAGCACGCTTCATGTGTTTGCGGCGGCGGATCAGCTTCTGATTTATCTGTCTCCTGCGGCGTTCCCGCGCGGACAGTACGAATTTCGAATGCAGCGCGGTTTCACGCAGAACGCAGGTGATGAGCATAGTGCGGTTACTTACACTGGCGGGCTGTTTACCTATCGCACTCTTTCCGGCGGCAAACAGCAAATACCGAATCAGAGCGTTTATGCTGGCTCGATCGCCATCCAGAGTTACACCACGTTTCGCAACGAATATCCTTTCGCTGCCCGCGGTGTCGCGATGGTCGCCTTCAAGGCGAAAAATCTACAGATCAACTCCATCAGCTTCGATGCCGCGCCGATTGTTCCGGTCTGGAATGGATCGAACTGGAATGACCGCGAGCCGTCGAGCAATCCCGCTGCGCTAACGCGTTGGGTTCTCACGGGTTCGCTGAACGCAAGGCCGCTGGACCCCGCCTTGTCGCAAGGCATGGAAGACTGGTTCGAATACTGCGACTTGAACGGGTTGTCTTGCAACGCGCTGATTACAGACGGCTCGGTTGAGCGCGCGGCAAATCTCGCAGCGAATTGCGGTGATGCGATCATGCGCGACTCTGACAAATGGGGACCGGTCATCGACCGCGACCGGAGCGCTGAACCGGCAAAGCAAGCCTTTTCCGCGCACAACATGACCGCGCCACTGATCATGCGGAAACTTTTTTCCCGGATTGCGGACGGTATCTATCCGACCTTCGTCGATGCACAGCGCGATTACGCAACGCGCACGCTTGATCTTCCGGTCTATGCCGATGGGGTTGATGCCAGCCATAATCCGCTGATGGAAGGTGCCAGCTATGACGGCCTGACCTTCGAAGCTCTCGTGCGCCGCCGCGCGACGCGCGATCTTCGCCGTGCCAGGTATCGCGCGGTGAGTTATTCCTGGGGTTGCAATCAGGAGCAATTGATCGCCAAGAAAGGCGATATCGTTGCCCTGGCACACGATATCCTCGCTGAAACTTACGGCATGGGGCGCGTCCGGTCTTTTCAGAAGGACAACGCCGGAAACTTGCTTAGGGTTACGCTGAACACCGCGATTGCCGACATTCCGGTAACGTCTCCGAACGACTTTTTTGCCGTGTCGGACATGACAAAATTGTCCGACGTATTCACGCTCGGCAGCGTTCATCTTGGCATGCAAATTCGCCTCGCCGACGGCGGGATCGGATTGATCCCGGTCTCATCCGTGGAAGGCGCAACCTTGATCGTCGATCAGGGAGTTGGCGGCTTTCCAGCTCCCAATCATCTTCGGGCAGGTTGTCTTGCGCAAGTCGGATGGCGCGAGCGGGTGAGCCGGCGCGTGATCATCGCGAATATCGTTCCGCGCAAAGGCTACGATGCGCAGATCGAGGCGGTGGATGAAGCGCCGCAAATTCACGCCGGACTTTAAGGAAACAATTTATGGCACTTCCCGCAGCGAGCCGGAACACTCCGGATCCGGACGATACGCCGTCGATTACGGGTAGCGATTACGCAAAGCAGGTTGCCGCCAATCTGCAGCGCGTTTTCGACATGACGATCAGCCACCTCGGCAATATTTCCGGCAGCGCAAATGCTGTTGTCGCAGAGGCAACGCCCCCGTTGCTTTCTTCCTACGTTCACGGGCAGACGTTTCGCCTCGTTCCGGCTGCGAACAATACCAATGCGGTGACGATCAATATCGATGGCCGCGGCGCGCGCGCCTTGCGGAACTCGGACGATGGTGCCTTGACGGGTGGCGAGTTGGCATCCGGCAAAGGGATCGAGTTCTGGTACGACGCTGCTGTCGATCGCTTCAAGCTGTCTGCGCAGACTGTCGCGCAGGCCATCGCGTCGCTGGCTGCCAGCGTCGCCGCGTCCAATCTATGGGACACGATCATTGAGATCCCGACCGCGCCCAACGTAACACAGATTGAGCAGACGTTCACGGCCGGACTGTATGAGCTGATCGAGGTGGTTTTTG